TCAATTAGAAACAAATTGATTGATTGTGTTGTTAGCAATTTTTAAAGCACGTTGCATAATCATTTCTGGGCTGTTCCATGCTTTTTCAACTTGGATGAAGTATTGTCTTGCACGTTTACCAGGTTCACTGCGTTGAATCATTGCGATTTCTTTTGCAGTGTCTAGTGTGAGTGCGTGGTCAGTTTGATTCTGACGACCTCCTAGTGGGTTATGGACAAAAATGTCCGTGACTACATAATCGATATTTTCTTCAAATCCGTAATCACTCATTCTTTCAAACCATTTTTTGTATGGAGTCTTAACCTCTAATGCTTGATGAAGTTCTCGACCGCTGATTGCGATTTCTCCGTTTTCTTTTTCTTGTATGTTGAACATTTCGCCGATGTTCGATTTTGTTTGTAATGCTTGCATTGTTCGTTCCTCCTTTTAAGATATTTGTACAGTTTTCTGTACATTTTGTTCAAAAAAATATCTACCTACTTTTGTTGGTGGGATTTCTAATAATTCACAGATTCGTTTTATTTCCCATTGTGTGAATAAATTTTTTCCTTGCAACTTGTGATTAATAGATGTCCTTGAAATAGGGATTGCGTTCGCTAAAGAACTTTGGCTATATCTATACTCTGCCATTCTTTCGTACAGCAAACTATAATCGAAATTGTATATCATAAACTCACCTCCCTTCTTGTTCAGTTTTCTGTACAAATCAATTAAAACACCTTTGTTTAAATAAGTCAACACATAAAATACATTTTTCTGTACAATATTTGTTAAAAATTATTGATAATCGTCATTGTACGTAGTATTATATTCTTAGGAGGTGTTCAGAAATATGAACAGTTTTAAGGATAGATTAAAGCAAATTATGTCTGAACGGAAGATATCTCAATCAGAGCTATCAAGAAGGACTGGTATTGGCAGAAACTCAATTAGCGATTATTTAAATGGAAAATATGAAGCGAAACAAGACAAAGTCTTTAAACTAGCAAAGGCTTTAAACGTTAACGAAGCGTGGCTTATGGGTTTTGATATTTCTAAGAATAGAAAAATTGAAAATAACGACATCACTTCCATATACAACAAACTCACACCTCCCCGCCAAGAAAACGTACTTAACTATGCAAATGAGCAATTAGATGAACAGAATAAAGTCACTTCTATAGATGGATATAAAGAGTCTAAACTAGTATCGTATATTGCATGTGGTGCAACTGGTGCTGGCATAGGAGAAGAATTATATGATGACATATTGCATGAAGAAGTATTTTTTAAAGAAGACGAAACGCCATCAAATGCTGATTTTTGTATTTTAGTTAATGGTGATTCAATGGAACCTATGTTAAAACAAGGAACATACGCTTTTATTAAGAAAGAAGATTCTATTAAAGATGGTACAATTGCACTCGTTGTATTAGATGGAGTAAGTCTTATCAAGCGTGTAGATATATGCGAAGACTATATTAATTTGGTATCTCTAAATCCGAAGTATGATGATATCAAAGTCGCTTCGTTTAGTGATATTAAAGTAATGGGCAAAGTTGTATTGTGATTAATAACGTATATTTAGCGCTTTAATATAAATATAAACAAAGGAGAAATTGACATGAAAAAAGCAATCTTAACTTTAAGTCTTATATTTATTACCTACTACCTCACTTTTAAATATATGTGGATTAAAGAATTGAAGTATTAATCATGCTTATTTGAAAAAGACGTCTATTTCAGCAGTGTTTGAAAGGAAGTTTATAATGAAAATAAAAAATTGCAAAATAAAAAAAGAAACTATAGTATATGAAGTTTTAACTAGTGGTAATCAACCATTCACTTATGAGTTACCTAAAGATTTATCGTCACATAATGCGCGTAAATACTTGGAATTTATTTCACAAAAATTAGATGGCGATAAGTTAACCAAAGAAGATTCATTATGATTTTACTAAACAAAAAACGCCTACAAGTGTAGACGTTGAATGGTGGTGAGAATTTTATGGCGGATAAAAACAAAAAACAAGAAGCTACTCGTAGTAACCCAATAAACAAAAGTTTTGAAAAGCCGGGTGCCAGCGAAAACTTAAAAAGCACTTTATCAGAAAAAGCTAAGAAAAAAGATTAATATTCATTCATTAAATATAAATCCAATTTAATTTGTTGTTTAAGGTCTACAAGTGTATGTTTAATATACAATTCATCGTTTGACGGTAAATCAGATACTTTGAAATCTTGTCGCTCAACCTCTAGTAAATCGAAATCGCTACCAGCTGAATTATAGGTTTTAAGTTCACCCTCTTCAATGATTCTGTTTTCAAAGTCTTTAATAACTATAAGTACTGGTTTACCGTTGTTATTAAACAACTTGTCTCTTTTGTCTAATAAGCTTATACAATCCAAATTCATAAACTTTCTTGTTTCATTAATTAACCAGATAATGAATTTAACAATTAAAGGATTAAATACAAGCACTGTTAAAACAAAAATAATTAGAAACCAAATATTTGCTTTTAGACCTGTAAGCAACTGAAGTAAACTCAAATTTTTTAAATCAACATTATTAAAAATTATAAAAGTATAAAACCATATCAAACATGTTTCAATAGAAAAAATCAATAATACAGGAGTATTGATAATCTTGTTTTTTTCACTAACTAAACCTATCATTGTTAGATATTTATATGGTATGTAACCTAAAACTCCTGTAAGAAGAAGCGCCCCTAGAAATTGAGTCATCTTATCACCTACTTTTTATTTTATTATAACATATTTAGTACCTAGTACTAAATTTTGGGTAGCCCGACTACCCTTATTATTTTTTAATATTTTATAGAACATACGTTCTTGCAGGAGGTATAAACATGTGGATTGAAAAATTTAAAAACAAAAATAACGAAACTAAATACAGATACTACGAGAAGTATAAAGATCCATACACAGATAAATGGAAGCGCGTAAGTGTTGTGTTGAACAAGAATACAAAACAATCACAAAAAGAAGCAATGTTTCGTTTAGAAGAAAAAAATAAAAGAAAAACTAAACAACAAGTCGTCAAGCGAATTAAAAACTTTGACTTTTCACGCGCTATTAGATGAATGGCTTGAATATCATATAAAAACATCAGGTTCAAAGTTGACTACTCTTAATAATATAAAAATAAGAATTAAAAACATTAAACGATACTGCTCTGAGAACTTGCTTTTAAACAAACTTGATACAAAATATATGCAGATATTTATTAATAAATTATCAGATATCTATTCTCAAAATCAAGTAACCCGTCAACTCGGAGATATGAAAGGAGCTATTAAATATGCAGTTAAATTTTACAATTATCCAAATGAATATTTGTTAACTAATGTCAAAATTCCTAAAAGAAGAAAAACAATAGAGGATATCGAAAAAGATGAATCTAAAATGTACAACTATTTAGAAATGAACCAAGTCCTACAGATACGTGATCATATACTAAATGATAATAAGTTACACAAGCGAAATCGCATTTTAATTGCCAGCATCTTAGAAGTACAGGCTTTAACTGGTATGCGCATAGGAGAACTACAAGCACTGCAGGAAAAAGATATAGATTTATTAAACAAAACTATCAATATAACAGGTACAATTCACCGCATTAAATACGAGGAAGGATTCGGATACAAAGACACTACAAAGACTATAAGTTCAAAAAGAAGTATCAGCATCAATTCTAGAACCGTAGAAATTTTTAAAAAGATAATACTGGAAAACAAAATGTTGAAAAGATGGAATTCGAGCTATGTTGACAGAGGGTTCATATTCACAACAAAAAAAGGGAATCCTTTATGTAATAATCAAATCGCAGGTGTGCTTAAGAAAACTACAAAAGCTTTAAATATGAATAAGAAAGTTACCACGCACACATTTAGACATACACACATAACTTTATTAGTAGAAATGAATGTTTCTTTAAAAGCAATTATGAAAAGGGTAGGACATGTAGATGAAAAAACAACCATTCGCATATATACTCATGTAACTGAAAAAATGGATAGAGAACTAACTCAAAAACTCGAAAACATTCCAAGTTAGCTTAAATCTGCCCTTTTTTTGCCCTTATATTTTTTACAAGCTTTATAAAACGCTTGAGAACACTGGCGTTAAAGCTTTTCTTGAAATAAACATATCATCATAATGTGATGGTTCAAAAATCTGATTAACAATTAACGGTTTCATATTTCTAACTATATCATCTAAGTGATTTTCTAAAATCGGCGAAGCTATTTTTAAATTATTTAAAAATTCGTCTAAGTTTTTAAGTTTATTTTTTAAAACTTCAAGCATTTTATCAATTTCGTCAACATTTATTCCCATTGCCTTTATCTTTATTTTCATTCCTGATTTGTATATTAAACTGCTTATTTCATAAATATGTCTCACAGCTGTTTCTACCGAATGTATAACTTCAAGAATGTAGTTTAATACTGGTTCAAAATAATTATTGTAAGTTTCTTGAACATAATCACTAATTTTGTTAACTGCATTATCAATATGGTTTTTTAAAATTGTCATTTTTCTGGTTAAATAATTAGAAGATTGTACTTGACCCGAAATCATATGTTCACCGCTATAATTAATAGATAAGTTTCCATCCATTACCGTTGCATCTTGATGAGACATTATATTTTTAATATCGGTTATCTGCTCTCCATATACATCATTTTGCTTTTTCACAAAATTTATATTATTATTCACAACATTTAAATGCTTCATCATTTCCTCTGTCACGCCATCTTCAAAATCATGATCTAAATTTTTAAACATTTCTTTAATTACGTTATCAAGTGAATCATGTAAACTTTCTATGCCACGTTGTAATTTTTTATCTAAATCTTCAAGAATTTCTTCAATAGTATTTAATTCAAGAATAAGGACTCCAGCTGCTGGAGCTATTAAGATTATTACAACAAGATTTTTTTGACATCATCAATTGCGCTAAATACATCCTGTTTAAAAGAAGTTAATTCCCTACTCATTCCTTCAAGGATATCAACTTCGACAATCTTTTTAAAATCTTGTTTAAGTTTATGTTTTCTTTCTCCAAAATTAGAATTTTCAACCTGTGAAATATTATAGCTCTCATTCAAATAATTTACACAATCGGTTAACATATTACTTGTTTCACCAGTTACCAAATTACTTAATGCACTAAGATTTTCTAGATTTAATTTTATAGGAGTCCCTTTACCCGTTCTCGCTATTGAATCTCCTGTCCACACATTAATTGGAATTCTATCATCCATATTTATATCGATTTCAATAGTTTTTTTTGACTTTTTTACCATTTTTAATCATAGTATCTTTAACTGATTTAATTTTATAAACTGCTAAATCTTTATAAGTATTATATCTTGGATTTAATTTTCTTTTATAACCTAAATGACTATTTACTAATCCATCCATCGTTGGCACACCAGTTTCTAAATTCACTCGTTTTCCTAGTGTCGGAGTGGCAAATGGATCCTGCAGCCAAGATAAAATATCAAACTTACTATGATAATTAATCATATTTTCAAAGTTTTGAGATTTGAAATTTTCCCATATTGACTTTGGTAACATGGCAGGGTTTGTAGAAACTATATTTTTATTCGGGTTAATCAA